GAATTAATAGTTTTGTAGGAGATGGAACATCAAAAGAATATTATTTAGATGCACAAAATATTGATAATTCTACTGTTATAGCAACTGTAAATGGAACAACACAAACTGAAAATAAAAATTTTACAGTAGATAGAGCAAATGGAAAAGTAACATTTAATACAGCACCAAGTAAGTCAACTTTGGGAGATGACAATGTATTTATTACATTTTCAAAAACAATAGATGGATATGCTGACAGAATAAATAAGTGTACAAATGTACTATTATTTGATAATAGATTGTTTTATACAGGAAATCCTGATTATCCTAATGCAGTATTTCATTCAAAATTAAATAATCCAGAATATATTAGTGATTTAGACTATTATGAAGATGGTTCAAGTGATTCAGCAATAACTGGAATGACTGTTGGAAATAATGTATTATGGATTTTTAAAAATTTAGACCAAAATAATGCTAATGTGTTTTATCACGAACCAACGTTAGACTTAGAGAATGGAAAAATATACCCAACAAAACAGGGAAATGTAAGTGTTGGGTGTTATGTAGGAAGCAGTAATTTTCAAGATGATATTGTTTATTTAAGTCGATATGGATTAGAAGGAATTTCTACAGAAAAAATAGATAGTAAACAAGTTATTGCACATAGAAGCACAATGGTTGATGTAAAAATGACAAATGAAAATAATTATAAACAAGCTATGATGACAGAATATCAAGGATATTTATTTATATTAGTAAATGGAAAAATATATCTAGCAGATAGTAGACAGAAATATGCTAGTTTAAATAGTTTTGAGTATGAATGGTTTTATTGGGATATATCAAGCATTAAACCATCTATATTAAAAGAATACAATGATAAATTATATATAGGAACCGAAGAAGGTTCTATTTTTATTTTAGAAGGAACGAATGATAATGCAAAAACTATTCAATCTTATTGGACAACACCAATGGATAATTTTGGTTATAATAATCAATTAAAAACCACTAATAAACGTGGAGGAATAGCAAAAATAAAGACAATTCCTAATGGATTAATAAAAATAGCTAAAAGAACAGATAAATCAGAAGAGTATAAATTTGTTACAAAAAAATCATCCAATGGATTTACTTTTAATAATATGAATTTTGCTAACTTTAGTTTTATAACAACAGATAAATCATATTTAATATATAAAATTAAAGAAAAAAAAGTGAATGAAATGTCATTAAAGTTTTATAGTGATGAAATAGATAAACCATTTGGTATATTTAGTGCGATAATAGAGGCATTTGTAGGCGGTTATATAAAGAAATAGGAGGAAATAAAATGGCTTTAACAAAATTAGAAGAAAATTTAAATATTATAGAAAATTTGTCTGATAGTCCAACTTTAGAATCAGATGAATTAAAAAGAAAGTTTGATGAAGGCTCTTTAGTGATAAAAAATTACCTCAATGAAGTTCTAACAAAAGAGATAGATGATATAGTAACTCAAATAAAAAAAGATGTTAATGCAAAATTACTTGAAGATAATAAGAAAAAATATTATGTTGGTAAATTAATTTTTGATACAAAAAATGTAAATCCAGCAACATATTTAGGTTTTGGAACTTGGCAATTATGGGGAGCTGGTAGAGTACCAGTTGGGATTAATACAAACGATGGTAATTTTAACACAGTAGAAAAAACTGGCGGAAATAAAGCAGTGGATATTTCACATAAACATACAATAGCAAGTCATAATCACGGTGGAAATACAGGAAGTACAACATTAACAGTAGACCAAATTCCATCACATAGCCATATCAAATATGCTTTTGGTTCATGGGGTTCATCATCTTATAACAGAACTCGTATTGGAGCAGGAGTTTATATTGGTAAAGACCAAGGAAATCCACAATATGAAGATGAAACAAATAATACAACAGGAAAAACTGGTGGAGGCAAAGGACACATTCATACAATAGCTGGTTCTGGTCGACAAACAACAAGTTCAGGTGGTTCTACTTCTGTTTCACTTTTACAACCATATATTACTTGTTATATATGGAAAAGAATTAATTAAAAGGAGAAAAAAATATGGCGACTGGATATGAAGATATAGATAGTTTAATGAATCAGCAAAATAATTTATTAAATGAACAACAAAAAAAGCAAAATGAATTAATTAATCAACAAACTCAAATACAAACTGATGAATTAAATAGAGAAAAAGAAAAGATAGATAAAGATGTTGATAAAACAAATCAAAGTTTATATTCAAATTGGCAAAAACAAACAAATCAGTATGGTGTACAAGCAGAACAATTGGCACAACAAGGATTAGCTAATAGTGGATATGCGGAAACAACAAAAACAGCATTATATAATACATACCAAAAAAATGTAACAGATACATTAAATAATGCAAGAGATTTAAAAAGTGATTATGATTTTAAAATTGCACAAGCAAGACAACAAGGAAGTGTACAACAGGCTCAAGCAGCGGTTGATTTATATGCACAAAGATTACAATTATTAACACAGAATTATGAGTTAAGACAAAATAGAGAACAATATTTGTATCAAAAAGAACGTGACAAAGTATCTGATAATCAATGGCAAAAAACATTTGATGAACAAGTTAGACAAAATGAGATTGAAAATCAATGGAAGCAAAAGAATTATGATTATCAACAACAAAGGGATAGTGTTTCAGATAGTCAATGGCAAAAAACTTTTGATTATCAAAAACAAAGAGATGCAGTGTCAGATAGTCAATGGCAAAAACAATATGAATTATCAAAAAAAGCAGCCGCTAGTAGTAAATCTTCCCGTTCTACTAGTAAAAGTTCAGGGAAGAAGAGTAGCTCAAGCGATGGTTTGAAAATTAATGGTTCAAACGATTCATTATCAAATAACACATCAGATTCAAATATAGCACAGATATTATTAAATAAATCTCTAGAAACAGCAGACCAAATGGTAACAGATGCAGGAAAACAAGAATTTCTAAATAGAATGGGAAATGCTATGCAAAGAGCTGTTAGTAGTGGAAAAATAACAGAAGGAGAAATGGAAAACATAGTAAAAACTGTTACTAACAGATTATATTCATCATCACCAGGAGGAACTGGCGGTGGTGGAGGAAGATAATAAATAAGAGGTGTAAGATGGCTAAATTTATTTCGAAAAAAGAAGAAAAATACAATGCAGATGATATTGCAAATCAATTAATTTCACAAATAAATAATAATGAAGTAGATTCAAGTAAAATAAAAACAGAAGAAATAAATATTAGAAGTGATAAAAATGATTATAATGAAAATAATAATGTATCATTATGGGATAAAGTAAAAAATATAGCAAATGGGTTTGGAAAAAACATACAAAATGCAGGCTTAGGTATTGATAATGGTATAAGTTATTTTAGACAACAATTAGAAAGAAATACAAGAAATAATACTTTTAATAGCGCTGTAAATATGAATGATGATTTTTTACAAGAACAGTTAAATAAAAAAACAAATGATGAAAGTGCCAAATCAATACTAGAAGAAAATAATAAATACATTGACAAAATAAAAAATGAACAGAATGATTATCAAAATAAACTGCAAGAAAAAATAAATAATAACAATCAAAAGATATCAAAAAATATAGAAGATATAAATAATCCTATTTTAAAGAAAACTGCCCAACTTGCACCATCGATTGGACAAATGATACCATCTTTTATTCCTGGATTTGGTGCAGTATATGCATCTGGTTCAGCAAGTGGTCAATATTACGAAGATGCTAAACAAAGAGGAATGAACGATGAAGAAGCTCAAAAATATTCTGGCATTATGGGATTAATGGAAGGTGCTTCTGAAATGATAGGAATAGAAAATCTATCTAAAGCAGGAAAAGGAGTAAAAGCATTAGTAAAAGGTACTGGTAAAGAGATAGTAAAAGAAGGAACTAAAGAACTTACTAAAAGTAGCATGAAAACAGTATTAAAAAATTATGGAATCGGTATTGCTGATAATATTATTCAAGAAGCAATAATTGACCCTATTCAAGAATTAACAGCCCAAACAGTAGCTGGAAAAGATAAGGCAGAGTGGGAAGGAATAGGACAAAAAATGTTACAAGATGGAATAAATGGTGGATTAGTAAGTGCTATATTAGGTGGGGCTAATTTAGGTATTCAGTCTTGTACAGGAGTAGTTGAAAAGTTACACAGCAATCAAAAGATTACAGTACAAGAAATTCAAAATGCTGTGAAAGAAGCTGGACAACAACTAGATACATCAAAAATGATGTTAGATAGTGTAGAACAACAAGTGAACAAATATAAAGATTATTATACAGGAAAAGAATTAGATAGTAATACTCAAAATATGTTAAATAAAGCTCAGAGCATAATAGATAATAACTACAATATACAACCAAATACCCCACAAAATCAATTTGAAACTCAAGAACAACAAGTTATACCAATTCAAGACAAAAATACTTCAAAATCTAATATAACAGAAAGAAACAATACTAAAAATACAATAATAAAAGATTTTAATGAAAGTGCAAAACAATATAACATAGATTATAAAAATGAAGATTTAAAAGAAATAAATCAAATGTTTGAAAAAAGAGGAATTAATGCTTATTTTGATGAGAATACTTTTCAAAATAATAATGATGCTTTTTCTGTTTGGAAACCAACATATGATGAACAAGGAAATATATCAGGAAGAGAAGTTGTATTTAATCCTAAAGCACAAGATACTAATACAAGAGTACAAGAACTTGCAATACATGAACTAGGACATGATTTAGATTTAAACGAAGTCCAAAACATGATATTGAAAGATGCTAGTAGAAAAGAAAACTGGGAGAGTGCAAGAAAATCACTAGAAAATACATATAAACAGGCATATGAAAATGATAATATACAATTATCAGATGAAAATTTCAATAAAATAGTTGATGAAGAAGCAACTATGAATATTTTACAGAGGGAACTAGGAAGTCAAGAATATGTTAATGGACTCGTAAATCAAAATCAATCTGTTGCAAAGAAAATATACAACTGGGTAATTGATAAATTAAATAAATTTACTGGTGGTAAAAATGAAAAGTTATTTTGGACTGATATAAAAAATAAATTTGAAACGGCTTATAGTCAAGAGTTTAGTAAAAATGATAGTGATTTAAAATATTCTATTGCTGGTAAAGAAGCATTAAAAAATATAAAAGAACCACAATTAAGCCAAGAAGCATATAACAGTTATAATAAAGCAAAACAAATGGCAAAAAATAAAGAAAGTAATGAAAAAATCTATAAAGAAACAGGTTGGTATAAAGACAAAGTTACAGGGAAAATGAAATTTAATTTTTCTGATAAAGATATGAAGATTGCAAACCAAAATTATCAAGTAGGTCAAGAGTTTAAATTAAAAGATATTCTTGTTCATAATACTTTATTTGAAATGTATCCTCAATTAAAAGAATACAAAGTAAAAATTGAAGATATGAACTCTAATAATTTCAAAACTAACGGTAAACTAAATGGAAGATATAATAGATTAACAAATGAATTAACTATAGATATTAATAGATTTAATAATGTATCAAATGCAGAAGGTACATTAATTCATGAGATACAACATGCAATTCAAAAAATAGAAGGATTTTCAGGAGGAACTTCTATAAAATTTGGAAAAGAAAAATATAAAAATAATCCTGGTGAGATAGAAGCAAGGGATACAACTAAAAGAATGATACAAGAGAAATATAATAAAAAAGATTTAACTATTGTTATGCCTAAATCTGCAAATGTAGATACTACTATACTTGAAAAAATGAAAATAGGATTGTATAATTATTTAAGTAATATTAGTAATGAGGAGGTATCTAATGAATTTACTGAAAGCAATAAAAATAAAAATTCATCAAATACTAGTGAAAATAACGGATTGGTATTGGGAGGAATAAAAGACTGGCAACAATTTGTAGAGGATAACTATAAAAAACAAGGAACAGGTAATAGTTTAAAAGAATATAATTTACCAACAAAAGAAAATACAAAAACGGATGATATAAAACCATATAGAGCATCAGCTCAAATAGCCAATGATAGCAAAATATCAGATTTAGATGCAATTAAAGAAGAAACAAAAAAGGTAAATATAGCCACAATTGATGAAGGTGAGAAATTACAAAATGAATTGAGAGAAAATAGTGTTGAAAATAGTCCTACAATTGATTATATAAAAGCAAAAAGAAGCAAAGAAAAAGTAGGTATAAAAGAAATAAAAGATACACTAGCACAAAAATTTGTTAATAAAGGACATTATATAGATAAATTAGCAGAAAAAAAAGGAAATAAAAATTTAACATATTTATATGATAGAACAATGAATACTTTTAATGAATCTCAAATTTCTATAGGTGATAATCAAATAAATTCTAAAGGAGAAGTTGTAGGAAAATCAATAATTGATATTTTTCAACCTGCTCAAGATATGAATGTATCTAAAGAATTTGAAGATTACTTATTAAATAAACATAACATATCAAGATATGCTCATGAAAAAGGTATATTTGGAAAAGAAATTTCAGCAACATATTCACAAAATATTGTTAACAGTTATGAAAAAAAATATCCACAATTTAAAGAATGGGCAAAAGATGTAAGTAAATATAATGATAATAATATAAAAGATTTAGTTAGTAATGGTTTGGTATCAGAAACAACATACAAAAACCTAAAAAAAATGTATGGAGATTATGTGCCAACTTTTAGAGATATTACAGATAATATATCACAATATGAAGATGACAGAGTAGGTGGAAATGTATTAAAAAAAGCAACTGAAAGTAATTTAGATATACTATCAGTAAAGGAAAGCATGGCAGAGCAAACAATGGCTATAAAAAAAGCAATAAGGATAAATAATCTCGGAATTGAATTATATAAAACATTAGGGAAGGATTCAACTATTACTTCTGGAATTGATTTTGATGCAGTGGCAATGCAAACAATAGCTGGTAATGTAATTGATAGTGAAGGAAAAGGAAAAAATACATTTACTATTTTTAAAGATGGTGAGATGACACAATTTAAAATAAGTGATGAATTATATAGTGCTTTTTCTAAAGATACTCTACAAAATAAAATTAATAATAGTAAAGTTGCAAAAGCTATATTAACTCCAATAGAAAAAATGTCAAAAGCACAGAGAGAATTATTGACTACTTATAGTGTTGGATTTGCAATGAATAATCCTATTAAAGATTTTCAAGATGCTTTATTTAATTCTAAATATAATGGTGCAACATTTGTTAAAAATTGGACAAAGGCATTATATAATATTGCAACAGATGGTAGCTGGTATCAAAGCTATAAAAATAATGGAGGAACTGCGAATACGTATTTCGATTATAATAAAGGAATACTTCCAGCAAAAACCAAAAATCCAGTTAAAAAATTTGTGAATAAAATAAAAGATGTAAATGAAGTTTTAGAACAAGCACCCAGACTTGCTGAATATATTTCAACAATTGAACATAAAGGAAGTATAGATGAAGCACTATATAATGCAGCAGATATTACAACAAACTTTAAAAGAGGAGGAGACATAACAAAAGCTATTAATAAATATGGTGCTAACTTTTTAAATGCATCTGTTCAAGGACTTGATAAAGTATATAGAAATGTATCAGGCAAGAATGGATGGAAGGGGTATGCTAATTTGATATTAAAAGCAACTGCATATCAAATAACACCTGCTATAATAAATGGATTGTTGTTAGGCGATGATGATGACTATGAGGATTTACCTGATTATACTAAGGATAATTATTTTTTATTTAAGTTGGGTGATGGAAAATTCTTTAGGATTCCAAAGGGAAGAGTATCAAGTGTTATAGGAGGAGTAGCAAGAAGAACATTAGAAACAATAGAAGGCAAAGAAGTTGATTGGAAATCATTAGTTGATACAACCATAAATCAATTAGCTCCCAATAATCCTATAACAGACAATATTATTGCACCAATAAAACAAACTATTGATAATAAATCATGGTTTGGTGGTGACATTGTGAATACAAGATTACAAAATCTACCTGTTGCGGAACAATACGATGAGAGTACAGATGAATTGAGTAAATTTTTAGGTAAAAATTTAAAAATAAGTCCTAAAAAAATTAATTATGTACTAGATCAATATTCAGGTGGTATAGGTGATATGATTTTACCAATGATGACACCACAAGCAGAAAATAATATTTTAGAAGACAAGTTTACCACAGATTCAGTTATGAAAAATAAAAATGTGAGTGAATATTATAGTAAAACAGAAGAACTAGAAAAGACCAAAAATAGTTTAAATGCTACAGATGAAGATAAAATAAAATATAAATATTTTACAAATGAATCAACAGAAATGTCAGATTTGTATAAACAAAAAAGAGAAATTCAGAACTCAAATATATCAGATAAAGACAAAAAAGAAAAAGTAAGAAATATACAAAAAAAAATAAATGATATAGTAGAAAACAAATTATCTAATTTTGAAAAATTAGATAAGAATGATAGATATGCAACAATAGATAACAGTCAATACTATAAAGATATAAAAGGGGATTGGAATGAATTGTCAGATGAAGAGAAAGAAAAAAATAAAAATTCTAATATTTCTTTAAAAAGTTATAGTGATTTTAAATATCAAACGGGTAAATTAAAACAAGAAAAAGGCGATAAAGGTGAACTTAAAGATAATGAACAATTAAAAGATAAAGACAAAATACAAATATTAGTTGATTCTAATTATAGTAAAGATGAAAAAGAAAGTATTTATAAGAATTACATTAATAGTAAAGATAAAAAAACAATTTTGGTAGATAAGTTAGGATTACCAATTAATCAATATTTAAAATATAAAACACAAACATTTGAAAACGATAAAGACACAGATGGAGAAACAATATCAGGAAGCAAAAAGCAAAAAGTATATAATTATCTAAATTCTATCTCTGATGAAGAACTGTCACAAGATTATAAGAAGATTATTTGTAAAATAGAAGATATAAATACTTATGATAATGATATAGTGAATTTTGTAAATAGTAGTAAAAATCTAAACTATAGTGAAAGAACAGAAATATTGAAAAATATAGGTTTCAAAATAGATAAAAGCGGAAAAATACAAACAAAATCAATGATACCTATTTACAAATATGTAAAATAATATTACTTTTTTGACATAATACGACAAATTATGCAAAAAAATCATGATAAAATCTAAATAAAAGGAGTAATATTATGAATAAATTTAAATTTATTATTGTTAGAGTTTGGTTTATTATTTTATTTGTTGCTATATTTATAGGAGTAAATAGAATATTATCTTTTGATAAATATGGATTTTTAAGTTTGATTTTTACTATAGGTTCTGTTATAATAACACTATATTTGTTTTCAAGAGAAAATGAAGAAAAAACAGAAAAAATATTAAAGAATGCTAAAATAATATATTCACTAAATTATACAAATCTAAAAAATATAAAGGGTATAGAATTGACAGCAAAAAGAGAATACTTTGTAATTTTGAATAAATCTGGAAATGATTTTAAAATAAAGTTAAATAATAAATATATACCTGAAAGTCAAGAAATGCTAATAAAATTGGATGAGATGTATAATAGATAAAAAAATAAAGAGGATTTTTATGTTGGAATTTCTTGAATATGTAGTAGTAAGATTGATGTTAGCTATAATTCCTACTGCAATATGGACAGTTGCTTCTATTGTAATTATGGCTGTTCTGCATGTCATAACAAAAGAAAACATATCAGATGAACATTTTGATAATTATACAATTATAACAAATTATATATTAATATTTTTAACCTTATTGTTTTTTTACCAAGAAAATATAAAGTTGTTTTAAAGATAAAAAATAAGAATAACATAAAGCACTTACAGAAATGTAGGTGCTTTTAATATTGGAGGAAAAGATGGATTTTGATATAAAACCACAAAAAACAAGTAGACAAGATAGTATGATGCCACAGACTATAGAGCAATTAATAAAAAAATATAAATTAGATTCTATGTGGGAAAACATACAAAAAATAGTTGAAGAAGTAATAAAACAAAATAGTGGCTATGTTGTAAAAAAAGATGGAATTATGTATATTGCTGATACAAATGTTTTAGAAGAAGCAAAAACAGTATTAAGAATTGGGAAAAATGCACTAGATATTTCAAGTAATGGAATAGATGGACAATATCAAACAATTATTGGATTAGATGGTATTATAAATGCTAATTTTATAAGAGCAGGTTATTTAAATGCTGACAGAATTAAAGGTGGCTCTTTGAAATTAGGAGGAGAAAATAATACAAATGGTTTTTTACAAGTATTGGATGCAAATAGAAAAGAGTTAGTTACTATTAGTAAAGATGGCTTGATACTTTCTAATGGAACTAAGCTAATTGGAAACGGTGGTGTTTTATCAAATTTACAATTTTTAGCTAAGGGAATTTCAGAAGTTAATGGAGATTCTAAAAGTGCTGGGGAATATTGGTGGTTAGGTTTTATACCTGGCTATGTTTCTAGTGCAGATAAATATAGTTTGTATATTGATATATCTGTACCAAGTAATTTTACAATAACGTCTGCATATTTAAAATTAAGGCACATTCCAACAAAAACAAGTATGAAAAGTGGCTCTACAGTTTATGGATATGCTAGAAATGTTAAATGCTATATAGCAGAAATTTCAAATAATGTTTATGTTCAAGGTGAAGAACAAAGTGAATATAAATCAGAATTTGGAGGAATCACATATAATGAAATTTTAGATTGTTTTAATAGTTCAAATAATAGTTTTACAGCAGAAGTTCCAAGTTCGAGCAATTTAAAAGTTACAGAGGTAGTTTCAAAAAATATTGCTAGTAAGATAAAGAAAAATTGCAGAATTAAAATAGCTACAACAAACTCAATACCTTCTGTTGCAAAGGATTGTTTTGCTCAAACTGGTTTTGTTTGGGCTGCAATAAATATATATGGTTATTTACAATAGAAAGGAGAAAAATATGGATTTAGAATTTACAAGAGGCGATACACAAGTAATTAAATTTCAAATAAAAGATGGATATGATAATCCTATTATTCCGACATTAAGCGATAATGTGTATTTTACAGTTAAACAAAACAGCAATAGTAAAAAAGTATTAATAAAAAAAGAATTTCCTGAAAATGGAATAAATTACGAAGATGGATATTTCTATTTTACATTAGAATCTGATGACACAAGTAATTTAGCATATGGTACATATCAATATGATATAGAATTTAAGTCAGAAAAATATGTTAAAACATTAGGATTTGGAAGTATTACATTAACTGATGAAATTACTTTTAAGGAGGATGAATAATGGTAACAATAGGAGATTTAGAAAATAATGAAATTGAATCAATACATATAGAGGGAATAACCAATATTCCATTAATAAAAGGAGAACAGGGTGAAAAAGGTGATAAAGGCGATAAGGGCGAAACTAATAATATAAAAATAGGAACAGTAGAAACTGGAGAAAAAGCAAGTGCAACATTAGAAGGAGAAAGCCCAAATCAAATATTAAATTTAGTTTTACCTAAAGGGGACAAAGGAGAGCAAGGAGAACCAGGTATTAAGCCAGTTAAAGGCATTGACTATTTCACAGAAGAGGAAATACAAGAAATAAAATCAAACATACTAGACCAAGTAAATCAATTTAGTGTATTAGTAGTAGAAGAATTACCAAATGATAATATAGATGAACATACAATATATTTTGTACCAAAAACAAAAACAGAACAAAATGATGTATATGATGAATTTATTTATATCAATAATGGTTGGGAGCATATAGGAACAACAGAAGTAGATTTAAGTAGCTATTATAAAAAAGATGAAATAGATGCAAAACTAGAAGCGGTAGAAGGCAACGAAGTCTATATAGGTAACCCAGCAGAAGCACCAAATTCAGCAAAGATAATAGTAGAAGAAGACGACTTTGTAGAAGGCTCAACACTAGGCAAAGCTGAGGTATATGTAGGAGCAGAAGAACCGACAACTGGTGAAAAGGTGTGGTTTAGAAAAGGGAAGAACTACTTAGATATTTCTAAAGTAAAATCCAGAACAACATATGGAATTACATTTACACCAACTGATACAGGAATAAAAATATCAGGTACAGCAGAAGACACTTATGCTTATGGTGGAAGTATAGGTATTGATTTAAAAAAAGGCAAAACATATACATTATATGGAAATAATGCTGGCAGTACTTTAAAATTAGAATTAAAGAAAGGTACTACAATCATCGCAACTGTAAAAACATCAAATAATAAAATTACATTTACTCCTAATGATGATGTAAATCTTGTTACATTTATATTAGAGGGTATTGTTAAAGGAACTACTTATAATTATGAAATAAGTAATTTACAAATAGAACCAGGTTCAAAAGCAGCACCATATGAACATTATATAGAACAAAAGTTATTTGTCAGAAACTCAAATGGAGTGTATGAAGAACTTTACAACAAAGAGCAAATAAATACTTTAATTAATAGGTCAAGTGTAGGTTATTCAGAAGTATTATATTCGGACTCAACAGGAGTTGTTGCAGGTTCAGCAGGTAATGCTGTTATATTATCAAAATCTGTTTCAAATTATGCTGCAATATTAGTTGTACATCAAAAAGGTTCTTGTGTTGTAAACAATAAATTAAATACACAAAATTATGGCTATGGAATAAATATACATTGGTTTAACGAAGGACTAGCTGGAACATTTTATGATAATACAGTTTATAAAGTAGTAGGATTATGCAAATTGTAGGAGGAAGTTATGAAAATAAAAAAGAAAAACACAACAATACCGATTTCAGGAAAAATAGTAGATACAGAAAATGTAGAAGATAAAACAAGTAATGCACCAAGTTTGAGATTAACAGAAGAAATGACAAAAGATATATATTCGACAAAAGAGCAAGCTATTGGTACTTGGATTGATGGAAAAACAATTTATCGAAAAGTATATCATATTGATACAGTAGCAGGAACTACTCAATATCAATTAGATACTAATTCAAATATTGATTTTATTACAAGATATAGTGGTTCAATATATAACCCATCAACAGGAAGTTTGTATGCATTAGGCTCTGTTCATTCTGAAAACACAAGCCATAATTATAAACAACTTTATCTGAATAAAAATGAACAAGTATTAAGAATGGACATAGGAGATTGGCAAACTACTGGTGGATGGAAATTATATATTATACTGGAATATACAAAAACAACAGATTAGGAGGAAGTTATGAAAGTAAGAAACTCAAACGGAGAATTAAAAGAATTAGTAATAAAAGCAAATGATAGCATACCAGCTGGTTCAGTCATAGACTTTGATGGAGATGTAGTGCCTGAGGGGTATGAAAAGGCAGAGGATGAAGATTGGGAAAATTTAAATGAAGATTATGGATGTTATTATAAGATGATAGGAAAGCAAGTATTTATAAGGGCAGTATCAGAAAAAAATGTAACATTAAAAGCATTTGCGACTAATATAATTGGAACATTACCAGACAAATACAAACCAGCTTATCAAATTAGATTTAATCCATATTCGAGAAGCTATAGTACAGTTTATTGTGAAATTAATACTAAAGGAGAAGTCTTTTTATTTAATTGGGATGCGGAAAAGACTTTTGAAAAAGGGCAAATTGCATTTTATATAAATTATTATGTTGATTAGGAGGTGTAAAGATGCAAGATACAGAATTAATTGAAAAAGTAGCACACTTAGAAGAACGAGAAAAGTCAAATACAAAAAGAATAAATGAAATAGAAACAGAAGTAAAAGAAAATAGAGAATTAACAATTGCTGTTAAAGAAATAGCAACAGAAATAAAACATATTAGAGAAGAACAAAACAAAATGAATGAACGCTTAAAAATAATCGAAGAAAAGCCAATTAAGGACTATGAAGAAACAAAGAAACAAGTAAAAGGCAAAGTAATTTCTTTTATAACAGGAATAGTATTAACAGCAATAGCTTTTGCACTAGGATTAAGTAAATTTATGTAAGAGGTGATTATAATGAAAGATAAATTAAAAAATATATTTAAAAGCAAAGAACGAACAATAGGCTTAATAATATCAATATTATGTGCTAGTGTTTTATTATTAAATTGTTATTTAGAGTATGATAAAACAGGACAAGTTGATACAAATAAAATATCAAAAGCAATAAGTACAGTAGTAGATGAAATAAATAAATCTAGTACAGAAATTCCACAGCTAACGGAAAATGATGAGCAATCATTAGAAGTACAAGAAACAGAGTCAGAAGGATTTGAAGAACAAGGAATAGTAGCTTATGAAGGATCTGAAAAAACACCAAATGTTCAAGTTGGAGAATATGCAGGATTAACATATTATTCACAATTAGACAATAGATGGAAAAATCAAATGTATTCTAGTGTAGGAAATAGTACACAAACAATAGGAACAAGTGGATGTGGACCAACTTCAAGTGCAATGGTAGTAAGTTCTATAAAAGGAAATATAACACCAAATGAAATGGCTAATTTATATATGCAATATGGCTATAGAAGTGCAAATCAAGGAACATATTGGTCAGCATTCAAATGGACAGCAGATGTATTTAATATAGGCTATAGTGAATGTTATAAATTAGATGATGCAATAGCAAAATTAAAAGATAATAACTACATAATAGCAAGTTGCAATCAAGGCTTATTTACATATGGAGGACATTTTATTGTTCTAATAGGGGTAGAAGGAGATTATATAAAAGTATATGACCCATACTTATATAGTGGCAAATTCTCAACAAGTAGCCGTATAGGCAAAGCAGAAGTAAAAGGTAATACAGTATATGTATCAATAGAAAATTTTAGAGAGTATGCAAATTATCAAAAATTCTTCTGTTTCAAAAATGATAGAACAGACATAAAAGAAAATACAACTACAACAGTAGTAACAGATAAAGTAGAATCTAATGTAAATACAGTAAATTACCAAGTTAGAATTACAGCAAATGTTGGCTTAAATATAAGAAGTGGAGCTAATGTATCATATAGTAGAATAGGTGGCTATGCTAAAAGTTCAATAGTAACAATATTAGCAGAGTCAAATGGATTTGGGAAAACAAATCTAGGTTGGATTTCACTAGCGTATACTAGCAGATATACAACAGTTGCAAAAAGTACAACAGTTCAAAAATACACTGTAGGAACATATAAAGTTAATTGCAGTAAATTAAATGTAAGAACAGGTGCTGGTACAAAATATAGAATTAAATCATTAAAAGAATTAACAAGAAGTGCAAGAAATCAAGGTGGATATGTAAGAGGAGTAAAATGCACAGTTACAAAAGTAGTAGGTAACTGGGGATTAACTCCAAGCGGTTATATTTGCTTAGATTATTGTACAAAAGTTAGATAAAATTAAAAGGCAGATTTTACTCTGCCTTTTCTATATTATTATTATCGTCTATTGTAAATTTTAAAAGAGGTTGGTTAGATAAATTATTATGAAGAATATAAAGATAAATTTCACCAAAAATGGGTTCATAGTCTTTAGGACTATTATGGTCGAATGAAATTTCATGAGTAGAACCATCTTTAAAATGAATTAATGTTTTTTCTGTATCTAATAAATTTAAATAATTAGTCTCTTTATTATCAGTAATAAAATAAAAATATTCATTTAAAGACGGTTCATTATTATTTGCTATTTTTTCTAAAAATATATATTTCATATAAATCACTCCTTTTTTATAATATATCACACGAAAAGTAAAAATATTGTCGAATATTGTCAACAAAAACAAAATGGCGTTTTAGGACTTAAAATCAAGGCATATAATTACATTAATTGAAAAATAAAACGGCTTAAAATTGATTCTAAAGGCTTGATTTTTGGCTAAAAATAAGCATTCTTTACTTGAAATCGCATAAAATTTATGTTATAATATTGACAGATAGAAAAAGAAATGTTACAATTTTGTTACAAGATTTTAACTTTTGTGTAACATTAGATAAAAGCATTGACTTTCTAGAAATACATGTGATAAAAATATAAATAATGAATATAATAAAAAATAAGGAGCAAAGCTCCTTACAGATTAGTAAACTAATCTAAGTTATCGTTTGTGGAGTTTGTGTTAGTGGCACTTACTTCACTTTTTTTACTATCAACTGGAACAATTGATAGTTTTGCTTCAAAACCTTTAGCTAATTTAGCTGAACCAGATTTTATTTCCTTGAAAAAGTTTGTAGCTTTTTCAATTGCGAAGCCTAAAGAAAAGAATATTATTGTAATTACCAAAAGCGTTTCCAATTCACTCACCTCCTCGTGTTGCAAATAAGTCGAAACCTAGTTGCATGATAGTAGCAACTAACTATTATTTGCATAACAACTAGTTGCTACTTAATACAACTAAGCTGTCACGGTGAGTGTTCAAACGATAAAAATATAATATCAAAATAAAATATAAAAGTCAATAAATTTCACAAACTAAAAATGCAATTTTGTAAAATATTCGACACCGTTCGACACACAAAACAAAAAATATATGCTATAATAATTATAGTTATTATAAGAAAAATGGATTAGCCTCAATATGAATCAAGTTCATGTTGGGACTTTTCTTTTGAATAAAAATACCAAAAATGTAGAAACTACTACTGAGGTGTTTTTATGACAGTAGAATTAAAAATAAAAGAAATTCGTGAGCAGATGGGAATATCATTAAGAGATTTATCAAAAGAAACAGGAATAGAAAGACATAGATTATCAGAAATAGAAGATAATGTAGATAAAATACTATTTATAGAAATGTTAGTAATAGCAAAAAATTTGGGTAAAAAAATAACAGACTTATACAGCACTGGAAAATTAGAGCTACAATAGATGTAGCTCTTTTTAGTATAAAACCCAAAATTCGACAAGAAATGACTTTTATAAAAGAAAATACTAGTTTCATAAAATATTTATGGCTCTTTATAAAATATAATATACAATAACTATATCAAAAGAGCTCAGATGAAATATTAAAGTATGGAGAAAAAAATATGAAAGTTGTCGAAGAAAATAATATTATAAAAAAAGAAAGAATAAATATAGAAAGATTAATAGAAGAAAGAATAAAAAGTAATACAAAGTTATTTAATAAAGAAGATATTGGACGTATAGTACAAAATATAGATTTAGTTAGTAAAATATATGTATTAGGATTACTTGATAAATAAAAGTGGTCAAAAAGTGGTCAAAAAACAAAAAATAAATGCAAAACTAGTTGCAATAAAAGAATTATAGCAATTAGAATTGATTTCTTGGTAAGGCTGAGGTCACGGGTTCAATTCCCGTTGTAGGCTCCATAATGCGTTTTCGTCGAACTACTTATAATTATTGATATAAGTGAGTTTGAAGAAAACAAAAGTGAATATCATTTCACAATATATAAGTCGATTTAGTCGGCTTTTTTTTTACTTTTAATTATTAGAATTGGTAATAAAAGTAAGAAATAGCCTCAAAATATTGAAAAAAGGAGGTTTTTGTGATATGATATCTACAGTTAAAAAAGAAATAGCAATAAGTAAAGAATTACATTCTAAGATTGAATGGGCTTGCACTTTTAGTAATTGTGAACCAAAGATAAAGAATGGTAATTTGAAAATGGTTGAAAAAACTAATCTTGCTTATGTAGAGCCACATACAGCTGTTATTAAAGATAAGATATATTTATTCTTTAATGAACACGAATATTTTTACATAGGCAATTTAGCAAATAAATATCCACTCTCAAAATTACGAGATATTATCAATGGTAACTAATACTAGAAGTTTTCTTTATTTTCAGCAATTAGTATGACAAATAAATATTAGAGTTTTTAAGTGTTAGTTAGCAAAGGCCTTCTAGCACTTTGTTTGTTTTTTAGGAGGTTGTAATGGAAAACACAGAAAAGAAAATTGCATGTATTTATATTAGAGTAAGTACCGAAGATCAAGCTCGTGAAGGATTTAGTTTAGGAGAACAAGAAGAAAAATTAAGACAACTATGTAAATACAAGGATTTTGAAATATTTTAAATATATAAAGATGCAGGAATATCTGCAAAAGATATAAAAAATAGACCAGCATTTCAACAAATGTTAGAAGATATGAAAGCAGGTAAATTGAATTATATAGTAGTCTATAAATTGGACAGAGTAACGCGTTCTGTAAGAGATTTAGAAGTTTTAATCAGTACTCTTGAACAATACCATTGTTATTTAATTTGTGATAGAGATGATGTTAATACTTCTACTGCAAATGGTAGATTCTTTGTAAGAATGCTTACTGTACTATCTCAATTAGAAATAGAGATAGTATCAGAAAGAACAAGATTCGGCTTAAATGGTGCAATTAAAGCAGGTCATATTCCTGGTAAAGTTCCATTAGGTTATTATAGAGATAAAGATAAAACATTAAAAGTTGATATTACCATAAAAGATATTGTTTTAAGAATATTTGAATTGTATTTAGAAGGTAAAAGCTATCAAGCAATATCTAACATTCTAAATGAAGAAAAAGTCCTATCTCCTAACAATAAAAAATGGTGTAATTCAACTATTGATAGAATTATAAATAATAAAATCTATATGGGAGATTATGAAAGATATAAATATGATACAGATAAAGAAACAGAATTGTTTGTGGATGTTGTCCCTCCTATTATAACAAGAGCTATGTGGGAAGAAGTTCAAAAACAAAAAGAGAAAAATCAAAGGTCTTATTGCAGAAATATAGTATATATTTTCTTCCAAAAACTTGTATGTCCTACTTGTCGGTAAAATAATGACTTGTAAAGGTGCAGGTGGCAAAAAAGCTAAATATATGTATTATTTCTGTGATAACTGCAACTTGTATTATAACGAAGCAGAGATTGAAGATTGCTTAATTGATTATATATTGGATTTAGTAGAATACGACTTTCATGTAAATAAATACTTCTACCATCTACTTGCTGAAAGAGATATAGAAAGAGAAAAACTAACAGAACATCAAATGTATAAAGATGTTTTATTAAAATTATGGACTATGAAAAGTAAAGATGAAAAACAATCTTTTATATCTAAATTTATTGAAACAGCAACATTAAAGAAGGATGAAAATGGAAATTTTGATATAGATAAAATCAATTTTAGAAGTAGTTTTGTAGAACAGATAGACAAGCTATATGATAAAGGTGTTGTAGATTTTCCAACAATGCTAGAAAGAAATGGAAAACTTGAAGATACTAGAATTAGTGTAAATATGAATAACGAACAATTACAAGACTATTTAAGTACATTGAAAAAAGAATTAGATATAAACTATATGGATTTGGGAGAATACTATTTCCACGATGATAAGATAGATGAAAACTATGATAATAAATCTAAAGTTGCTATGATTAGAGATAGACATATTGAGTTTAAGTTAAAGAAAAATCAGAAAGTAATTAGAATGGTAGCTATAAAACAATATAAAAACTTCTTGGCAAAACCAGAAGGAAAATTGCGACTTGGACTTGTTACTCATACTACTTCAAAGAAAAAGCGTAAATAATTGTTGCAACTATTACTTTATATATTTGCTATGTTGCAACAATCAAATTAGCAAATACAGATTTATATTTGCGGGTAGCAATATAAATTTAGTATGAGGTAATTTGGATAAATTTTATCCCATTGGGAGAAAATTTATTGCCTCGCAGAGCCCCCGAGTTATGATGGCACGTCTTAACTCATAGGAGGTTAGGACTTATGACAAGGTCAAAGTCCTGTGCTTCGAAGAAAATTCAAGGAGGTACTTTTAATGGAACAAGAATTAGCATATTCTTTTCACTTAGGTAGTGATAAAAATAAAAGTAAAGTAGCTAAAAAAAAAGCTAAAGGAAATGTATCTGGTACTACCTCTTTTTCAAATAATGCAATACAAAATGCAAATGATTTATCAAAGGCAAATAAGCATAATTTACGAGATTATGATAATCAAAGAGAATTAATTACTACTATTTATGGAACTAATGATATTGTAGAAGATGTTAAGCAAGTATACTTAGAAGAATTTGAACAAGCAAGAACTGAATATAATGCTAAAACAAGAGCTGACAGACAAATAAAGGATTACTTTCAAAAAGTGTGTGATTCTCAAAATGATATAGCTTGTGAAATTATTATTGAGCTTGGAGATATGGACTTTTGGCAAGATAAAGATAACGAGTATAGATATAAAATGACAGATGTATATAATGAACAGATACAAGAATTATCTAAAATATTGCCTACTTTTAAAGTAGCTAATGCAACAATACATTTTGATGAAACATCTCCACATATGCATGTTATTGGTGTTCCAGTAATAGAAAATTGTAAAAGAGGTATGAAAAAACAAGTAGGAAAATCACAACTATTTACTAAAACCTTACTTTCTAAAATTCAGGACAAAATGAGGAATGCTTGTATTAAATCATATAATAAGTTTTATGATGTAGATAGTAGACTTAAAACAAAGCAAAAAGGCAGAAATTAAGATATTAATGTTAAAGATATGGATGGTTATAAAGATTATAAAAAACAACTAAAACTAAAAGAAAAAAAACTAGCTAAAGCAAATGAACAAACTGAAAAACTAGATAATTCAACTAAAGATATAAATAGAATATTAGATAATCTAAAAACTACCCTGATGAATAAAAATAATATGGTTATTTCAATCGAGGATGTCCAAAAAATAAAAAAATTTACCAAAGATGTAAAAGATACAAATAAAACAGTTAAAAGCGTAAATGACCTAAATTTAGCTATTAAGGATTTTGAATATTCTTCATATGAAGTACAAAAAGAAAATCGTTCACTAAAATATCAAATAGAACTTAAAGATAAAGATATTAAAGGATTAAAAGATGATTTATCTGCAAAAGAAAAAATAATTACTAAATTACGAGAAGAAAAAGAAAATATAAAAGTACAATTACAGAAATTTAAAGGATTTTGGCATGATCTAATGAGCCATTTTCACAAAAAGATAACTTATGATAATGACCAAAATTATAAAATTGTAAGTGATGACCTATATAAAAATGGCATATTTGATGACAATGATAATGAAATTGCAAATAATATCTATAGAAAAGTAACTATACCAGATGAAAATAAGAATAACAAACTAAAAAAGAAAAATGATTTTAATTTGAATTAAAGGAGAACTTGTATTATGAATAATATTATAGATGATAAAGTAAAAGATGTAATAGATATAATTAAAAATATGGATTTGAAAAATAAATTGAGACTTGGAGTGTGTATAAGTTCAAGTGCTTATACTAACTTAAAATATAATAAAGCACATATACACAGCATATTTGATAAAAGACTAAAAGGAATTGATAATGAATATTTGACAAGCTATGTAAATATGAGAAAATATCCTACTCTCCTATATGCTATGGCTAAAATAATGGAGATGAATAATGCAGAACAAAATCAAATTGCAATGTACTTGTATAATAGCATTTAAATTCAAAAAATCTTAAAAATATAGGTTTAAAATAGATATGTCACAAGAAGATTGAAAATAAAATATTGAAAAGAGAGCACAAAAATGAT